AAGGGTTCTCACTTCTTCTTCAGTAAAGTCGGTTTCTCCCTCGCTATGGTAGATTTTGAGCGCGAGGGCATGAGCGCGTATGCCGTTGACATTAAGGTACAGCATGTTTGCCACACTCTCCCTTGCATCGCCGGTCTGATACCTGCTTCGGTCTATCCCTGCCGGGATTCTGAATCGCTGAAAATTGATTTTTGCCATATCTTTATGTATTATTCTCTTATCACCGCAACTATTAGTCCGTTCCGCACCTGAAAACGCACTTTGTCAAGGTCATAATCCGCCGGGTTAAAACTAACACCGGAGTAATATTCGGTATAGGTGCCGTCTGCCCCCATGTCGGTGGCTACGCGCAATTCGTCTGCTCCATCGATGACGACTGTGCCGTTAAGAGAGTGATATCCCCTCGCATTAGCTCTTATATCACCATACATGAGAAGGCCGATATTGTTACGACCACCGGATACGTTGATATATGCTCCGTAATTGTCAAAATACTCCAATGGAGTATCATTTGATATTCTCAACAGACATGAGCCTACCGCCACGCCTGCTGGCATGGTATCGAGTCCCATACCTACCCATCGGTATTTGTCCCGGAAGCCGAGAAATCCGTCGCCGGAGGAATACAGGAAAAACTTGCTTGTGCCGCCGTCCACATTACCGCCGGAGTAGCCTCCCTCAGCGGTAATGCTGTTGGCACCGATTATGAAGCCTCCTATTTTGCCGGATGTTGCGTTGACTTCGCCGGTAAATTTACCGTTAACCGTTTCAATGCTGCCATCCTCAAGAATTTTGAAATTACCGTTTGCAGTAACAATGCCTTCAAGCTGAATGTGGTCAGCTTTGATTTTGACACCTTCCTGTCCGGCACCGACAAAAGCTCGAAGGTTGCCGTTACTATCGATGGCATACAGCCCGGTCATCTGCGCCGTGGTGAGGATGCCGGACTCAGCAATAACCTTGCCATCATTATCGAAATTCTGTGCCGCTATCTTTATCAGCTTTTCGGACTGCTCAAAAAGGGTACGGTACTTGTATGTCAGTGCCTCGATCTTGTCTGTGGACAGAACAAGCATATACAGGTAGATTTCGCCGGTGAACGACAGCTTGAAATCCCCTGTTCCGTTCCAAAGACCGTCACACGAAAATTGTACATAGCCATCAGTCGGACTCAGCCCCGTTGTATATTCAAGAGAGTTAAAATTCTCGAATCCTGTTTTATCTACATTCTCAAATTCAATACTCAGCAAACCGCCTTTTATGACTTTGTAGAAGAAACTCAGATAAACCGGAACTGCCTCCTTCTTGCCTTCGCTGTTAACTTCGAATGTCGGTTTGCTTCGGAGGTTGGAGTTTTTCTGCAAGATGTACTTGTTAATGATACGAACCACCGTGCGACCGTCATCCTTTGCGATGCTTGCACTATTGCCTTTCTTGGAGAGGACATTGTTATTTGCCCATATCCATTTATTGCCAACAAGAAAGAAAACCGTCTCATTCGAGGTATCCCATTTTTCCATGCCGGAGGCGAATGCCGGATTGTTCAGATAACCTTTGTCAGCCACGAAATCATCGCGCACCGCCTCAATCATGCTCTCTATCTTACCCTCGACTATCTCAAACTTAGTCTTTATATCCTCGCCGGTTGCGAGAAGGAAGGTGCCGCGAAGGTATGCGTTGTCCGAATAGAGACCATTGCCGTGAGGCTGATTGTCTTTCGGGAACCAGTCGTCAGTTATGCCGTCAAGATTGCCAAGACGTGTACGCAGACAGCCTGTGAAGTTTTTGTCATTGACTCCATCGAGGACATCGATACGGGGTTGTCCGTCTTCGGTAGCCGATATGAGGATAAGATTCTGACGGTTCTTAATGAAGGTATTGCCCATGAGCACGCATTCATCTCCAACCTCCGGGAGAGATTGCCCGGCAAACTCGCTTTTTAGAATTTCGACACCATCTTCCGCATCCGAATCATATACCTCTACCCAATAACTTTTTGAGTTAAAAGTCTGACATCGTATAAGGTCGCCCTGAACAAACCCATTGGGCTGCTCGAAATTTATCAGATAAGAGTTCCCAAGGTCTTCTATTGTTTTTATTTTCCCATTAGCCGCAGATACACATATCTGTCCTCCGACGCTGCGGATCTTTTCAATAAGCAGCTCGAACACGGTCATTATCTGACGCACCGTCAACTTGTCAATTGTAAGATGCGACAGACCGTCCTCAAGCCAAATGCGCCAGCCCTCTCCGGCGAGACCATCTACAAACTTGGGACTACTCAAAAGAAGGCGCACAACAAGTGTCAGCAGCTCGGCATTTCCGGAACCGTCGATAAAGCCGCCTTGAGAACCGGGCACATAATTCCCGGCCTCGATACCTTTGTCGAATATGATTGTCTCCTTGGCTCGGTCGCGACTGTTCTTACTGAGGAACTCCCTCTGACTACGCCGGGCGGAGAACAGATTGTTGTCGGTCGGCGGGGTCTTATCCCATGTGCGGATAATATCCGGCAATGAGGTGGAGGCTCCTATCGACTGTGCGAAACTGCGGACATCGGTGATTGAGTCGGCCATCTTCTCTTGAGCCGTCCGGCTGAGGGCATCGCTGATCTCAATATCCATCGATGACGGAAGATTGACCTTCCGGGTAATCTTTGTAATGCGGCTGTCCCGGAATCCAAAGCCGGGAAAGTATTCCTCGCTCACAAGACGCACCCGGCGACCGATGCTCAACTCTACATTGTTATCTTCAATCCATACATGATCGGTCGGTGCCTTATATACCGAGATGTCGAGATTATGATCTGCGTTGTATTTGTTGACAGCTGTCAGGAATTCTTCTTCGGCGAGGGCATAATACTCGTCCGGCATACGGAGGTTCCACAGGATATATTTGTCTCCGGCTTTAGGCACGAGTTTGTCTCCGGGAAGCTGAATGTCGTTGTCATAAGGCCATATCGTGATGATCTCAAACTCACGGGTCGTGCTGTTGAAATTCACCTCAAAGAAGTATGTGCCGTCTTCTTCCTCTCCAAGTCCGGCAAGCTCGCTGCCCTCTTGAAAGGAGACTCGGATCACACGCCCACCGATCATGTAGGCATTGGGATCGAAAGGAAGGCTGTTGTCGGTGAAATAGTAGATGGTAAAAGGATTCCCGTCCTCGCCGGTCTTGACCTCGCTGCGGACACTGCTGACAACACCGACACGCCTTGGGTAAATATCCTCGAAGGCAGACTGCTCGAAGTGATCGACACGTCCATATTTGTCGGCATTGATTTCGACATACTTCTGACCGCCGGGCAATTGAAGCCGGGTAAAACCGTATTTCTCCGGGTCGATGTTCCGACTGCTGCCCACAGGATAAAGGCGGGTGTAGAACTTGACATTATTTGCAGTTCCGGGATCAATGGACAGCAACCCTTTGTTATAGCCGAGTTCCACCGGCTCTCCATGCTCACACTTGCAGATATTGACGGTCTGCCCCTCGACCCACCATTCGGCACCGACTTTCTCGGCAATCTCCTTGAGAGCCTCGTCGCAGTATTTGCCGAAATAGTCAATGACTATATTCTCCGTGCCGTTCACTTGCCCGACCTTCCAGTCGGTGATGTTGCCCATGCCGTCGTTCATGCACTTGACAATCATGGCGACATGATCTCGCGGAGGAGCGGTCAGAGTGAAGACGGGGTTATCTTCATCATCGACAGTTTTGATGACAAGCAGACGCTTTATCATGCTTTCCACGCCATAGAGCTTGAGATCATAGACCCACTCCTTCTTGGAGTTCTGTCTTGGCCGGTACTTTTCAGTCAGCCAAAAACGCTCTCCAAGGAAGTCTGCGTAGTCATCGACATCAAGGTCGATATGGTCGTAATGTGTGAAGGAAAGCGTAAGGACGCTGTCGCTCTGCACCGCCTTGACCTGCGTCGAGCTGTCATTCGGCGATATGTCAACCTTGGGGTTGCCGACCGAGTCGTATATCGTTATAAGCATATTTGAACGGCGTTTGAATTTCGTTAAAACGTGGGCACAGGCTCACGGAATTTGACCTTGAACCGGCTTGCCTGTACACCCTCTTTCCATAGATATGTGAGCGGTTTATAGCCTGATGGTTCGACAAAGAACATCCGCAAAGTGAGGTTCAATTCGGTAAATTTCACATTGAGCCAGCCGTCCTCGCCGGTCTTGAGGAAGGTAATGAAATCACGGTAGCGACGCAGCCACTCGCTCTTGGTTTCGGCGAACAGGGCGAAATGGAGAGTTACATCACGCTCCTCGTTTTTGACATCAAGGCGTGATGAATACTTGGAACCGTTCTGTTCCCGGATATTGACCGCCACATGACTCTTAACTTTGGAGGCTGTCATTATTGCCGTAAGGTTTTCCCGGCCACCCTTCTTCTCCTCGGTCAGAAAGGCTCCGAACTCAGTCCATATATCAGTGCCGTTGATTACGACAAGGTTTTTCAATGCTTCGGTGTCCATATTATATAGTCCTAATTCCGTCCCTCATAATTTTCTTTATGTCATCGGACATCTCCTCGATTTTGTCTGCGGCGCGACCTGTGTTCTCCTCAATCTTGCGGAGACGTTCTGCCGCTTGAGTCATTTTATCCGACACATCCTCCATCTGCTCATCTATTGATGCGGTGTGCATCTGAACGCTGACAAAAAGACCTTCAAGTTTTGTGCCTTGGTCTTGGCTCATGGCAGCAAATCCTCCGGCTTTGCCCGATTGAGTCGTGCCGGAGCCTCCGTTAAGGTCAACTCCTGCGGCATCGGCTATATCATCAAGGCGATTCCCGGCTGCTGTCATCACTTCCTCGAACCTACGCCGCCAATCCTCAAGGTAAGCGGCATCGGCGGTTCCGTCTATGAAAGCATCCGACAATTCATTGTAGAGCGGCTCAAGCACTTTGGCAAGGTCTCGGTACATAAATCCGTTGAGTATGGCATTGGCAAGTGTGTCCTCGGTAAACTCTCCGAGTTTGGATATATCGCCACGCATCTCTTTAAGAGCATCTTTGGCATTGGAGAGAAAACTGTCGAAGGACACACCCATGACCATCTCGCGCATGGACTCCTTGCACTCGTTGATCTGGTCGATAAGTTCCTCGATTGTCTTGCCACTCTCAACCCATGCCTCGTAGTATGCTTTAGCAGCATCGCTGAGTTTACCTTGGTTGTACCAAAGTTCAATCATGTCGGCATTATATCCCCGGAGGCTCCATGTGGCAGAACCGCCATTAAGCGAATTGCCCCATTCGTAGTGGCCTTCGCTGCCCTGCAGTTTCTCCCACAGCTCATCATACACGGCACTCTCTTTTCGGAGATTATTCGTATATTCATTGAGAGCCGAGGACTGTGCCTCCCAAATACTGACGCTTGAAGGCTTGGCATATCCTTTTGCAATGAGCCAATTCAAGAGCTCCACATCTTTGATGATGTCTGAGATCTGACTTCGGTTGGCAGCATATTCGGCAGAGCGTTCCCGGAGCGCACGGTTGGTCTCAATCTCGGCAATATACCACTCTCGCTTCATTTCCTCCATCTTCTCTTTCCATGAGCTGAACAGCGAAATAATAGACGAAAGACCGCTCAAAGTACTTGTGATACCACCGACAATATCTCCCGACCATATCTGTGCGATGCCGGTACCCATATCCATTGCTCCGTCGCAGAAGGTCAGAATCTCATTCATCGAGTTCTTGAAGTTATCACCAAACACTGAGCCGAGGGATTCTCCCCAGCCCCGTATGGTACTCGTCACTTCCTTCCCCTTTGCATTGAGGTCTTTGAGCGCGCCGGACACATCACCTCCCTCTTTGATGGCTTTGTTAAGTTCAGACCATGAAGTCCTGAAAGCGGCAAAAGGATTATTCTTTTCAAGCTGCTTCTTGATTTCCTGTACCTGCTTGAGCATTCGTCGGTACTCATCGACTGTTATCTTGACGGCTTTCTTTACAAACTTGCCGTCAGCATCCTTTACCGGGATGGTTATTTCGACACCGTCGCCGTCAACCTTTGCATTCTCAAGAGTCTCCTTTGCCTGTGCATAGAAATCCTTGAGGACTTTATATCCTCGGTCGGATACCGTGCCGAACAGTTTGTCATAGAAATCGCTTGCCTGCAATATTTCTCCCTCAAGCGATGAAATAGAGGAACGGTAAGCCTGTTCACGGGCAGATATTGCAGACTTGATTTCGGTGGTGTCCATACCCTCGGATTCGAGTCGGGCAAGTTCGTTGTTGAGGATTTCCATGTCAGCCTTATATGACGATTCTATATCCCGGCGGCGTTGGTCGTAGTCCTTATACTGCTCAAGCAACTCGTTGAGTTTTTCCCGGTTCTTTGCGACTTCGTCATTCTCGACCTCGCGAATAGCATTTTGCATACCTTGGTTGGCGAGACGGCGAGCCTCGGCAATAGCCTCGGTTTGCTCCGGCGACAGCGTCCCGTTCTGCATCTCTCTCCACTTATCCTCTTGATCCTGTATTTCGGACATCTGCTTTTCATAGTCAAGGGCAATCTGACGGCGACGCTTCTCTGCCCCATCCTCAAGTTGGTCGATTTCCTCTTGCTGATTTTTCCATCGCAGTTTTCGCAATTCTTCTGCGACACGACGCTCCTGCTCGACACGATCATCTTTGTCGGGTTTGTCCGGCTTATCGGGTTTGTCCGGCTTGCCCCCATCCGGATCAACATCCGCACCGGGCATATTCGTCATCGTTCGTTCAAGCTCATTAGAGAGTTGTGTCATGGTGTCAACGTAACCCGAAATAGTCTGAATTGCATTTTGGCGAGCGGCATCCTGCCTATTAAGTGCTGCTTGGTTCCCTGCCTTTCGCCGCATTTCGTTTACAACACGTGCGCCTTCTGCTGTAAGATCTGTCCCCGATTGACCTCCGTATTCACTATGCCAGGAAGTAATGCCACCGACTGCACGGGCAGCAGCAACCTCTTCGGGAGTCAGGGTCTGGAAATCGGTATGGCCGGAAACACCAAAGCCTTGTCCTGTTCCCGACAATGCTCCGGCGTGGACTGTTTTATAGGTAAAAGTTTTATTCCTTTCAACTTCCGACACCATATCATCAGCCACCTGCTGAATTCGCGTTTCATAGGCTTTCAGTTCTGCGCGGAGAATAATCGCCGTCATCATATCTTTCGTATGCTGACGGAATATCTTCTCCATATCGTTGACGTTATCTATCTCTTTACCGAGCTTACGCCATTCATCTTTGGTGTCTGTGATGAATTTTTTCTTTTTATCAAAACTATCTCCAAGGTTCTCCCATGCTCTTTTCAACTTTAGGAACGAGGCGATTTGTTGCCCTGCCGAGTCAACAATGGCTTGAGCGAATTCTTCCTGCTGCTGTTTCATTTTCTCAGCCTGAGCCTGTCGTTCCTCCTCTGCTTTCTTAGCAGCCTTGCTTCCTTTGGCAAAGGCATACAAAGCCCCTACGACCGTTACACAGGCCATAGCGAGCAAGACATAAGGATTTGCCTTGGCAACCGCATTGAACGCCGCTTGTGCGATTGTAGCAGCCTTGGTGACAATCACACCGCGACCTTGGGCGGCGGTCTTTATAGTTTCTGCTGTTGTAGCGGCTTTGGTCTGAATAATTCCGATACCCTGCATAAGCGCAGACTGCTTCTGCAAGTTATTCTGAATGGAACTGAGTGCATTGCTCGCTACAAGAGCCGCCTGTAATTTTGTCTGAGCCTCCACCAAATCCTCTTGACTGACTCCGAACATCTCGGCTCCGGCAGTAGCCAGTCCGAAACTGTCGATAGCAAGCTGAAGGGCTCCCGTCAACTGATCGAAACCTCGTGTGTCGGAAGCTGCGTTATTGATGGCCGCAGTGGTATCGCCCATAGCGTCCCTCAATATACCAGCCTGTTCGGTCAGTTCCTCGATATGACGTTGCAGAGCCTTCCCCTCGGCTGTGGCACGCTCTTCATCGCTGAGTTGAGCGTATGCCACCATCAATGTTGCTATCTCTTGGGTAAGATTGCGGAGCTGCTGCCGAAGGGAGACATCTGCACCCTCCGACGCAGCCTTGAGCTGATTCTCCATATCGACAAGCTCGGCGAGTCCACCTTTCTCGTCTTCGAGTTCCTTCTTGACTTCCTCAATACGAGCCTTGGCTTTGCTCCACTCAGCACCGGGCGCAGCACTCTTGGATGCTTTCTCCAATTCCTTGAGAGTCTTTTCAAGGCGCGAAACGTGCTGCCTCTGCAATTTGAGAGACTCCGACACCTCCTTTAACTCGGCTGCTGCGTCATCGGAGAACTGACGGACTATTCTCCCGGCATTTTTCAAGCCGGGAGTCAGTCCGTCCTTCATCAAGAATTCTATTTCGACCGGTTTCATTGTAAGAGATTGCTTCTGAAAAATCCTGCTATTTCGTTGGCTTCATCCTCTGCCGAACTTCCGGCTTCCGGCTTTGAGGCTCGTTTCTCAATATACCGGGGCGCATCGCTCAACATCATGATGAGTGTCTGATAATTGACTTTGTGGAGTATGTAGTCAATCGTCCATCCTGTAGCGGTAGCCACTTGCCACAGGAATCCGAAGGGGCTATGGGAATTCTCGTAGTGAGTCGTTAACTCCCCTTCTTTTTTTGGCTCAGTCTCAACCGCATCGGATTTGTCTTCTCGGCTGATCTGATAATAGGTATAAAAGGGTCGGTTCCCATGAGGCTGACGAACTTCCTCACAGCTGCCATCTGATATTCATAGCGGACAAAATGGCGCACGAACCATGTCAACGGTTTTACATAGATTGTCCTGCCAAGAGTCAGAGCGATCATCCGGCAGAGCTTGCCTCCATGTTTGGCAAGGAACTCCATCTGCTCTTCCTTGGTGAATTTCTCCATCTCCGAGCTTTTTACCTCCATTGACAAATATGTCCGGGCAATTTCGATTTGGCCGGACATACATGGGCGGCGCATCGTCACCCTGAAGACTATCGGTCGTTTTCGGAACGGTAGCCGGAACTCCTTCAGGGGGAGGGAGACACCCACGTTTAAGAGTGCCTCCGCTGCCTCCTGTTGGATCATTCTGATGGTCTTGTCTTCCATGAATTACGAACCGGTGGTAGTTGTTTCATCCTTAATGGTATAAGGTGCCGAACCATCGGCGGGCTTATTGACCTTGAGCTGACATTCGAGCTTTGCGACTTCAGTAAGTGTGAGCTTACCGGCGAGGCTTGCGAGAATGGTGCCGTTTGGAATGGTGATCACTTGGCCGGATACGAGCTTAATTGTCCATTTGCCGGACTTCTGAACGAGTTCCGATGGTGCTTCCCAACCGGTGTAGTTGGGTTTTGTGCCGAGGAGCTTGCCTCCGAGGACTGCGGCAATGTTCTCGTAGTTAAGCTGAATGAGGTTGAATGTTGGGGCAATCTGACCATTCTTCTGAAGGAGTGTCAGAACGGGAGCATCGGGAACTTGCTCCGCTTCCACATCGACAGACTCCGGCTTGGTGCCTCCGAAATCGAATGAGCCTTTTTCGATGTAGCCCATTGTGAAGTCATCGAAAGCAAGTGATCCGATGCCATACAGGAAGTTTTTATTTTTTTCCATATCGGGATTTTGATAAGATGATTATTGTTGAGAGTACGCCGACAAACAGTCCGGCAATAAATGCCGCCAATGCGATTTTAATTGGGTTTGAACAGTGTTCGCGCTCCGTTTGAACGCTCTCCTTGAGATTATCGAGAGCTTCGAGGGTGGCTTGATATTGCTCCTCGTAATATTCAACTTCGCGCTGAAGGCTATCACAGGTAGCGGTGACGAAGATTGTGTCTCCTCTCAAGGAAACCTCGGCTCCGGCTTGACCGCTGCGCTTATGGTACGATGCACCTGCCGGGAGCTTAAGGAGGCTGTCCACGGATACGGTTATCTGAGCCTGACTCATCGGTACCGTCTCCTTGAGTGTCTGCCTTATCACGGTTACGGTATCGTGCTTCTCTACCATCTGCACTGTCTGAATCTGTTCCGTCTGTGTCTTTTTGGTTGTTGCGCAACTTGTACAGAACGACGCAATCGTCAGAATGAGGACAGTTTTTAGCAGATTCAACCGCCCTTGACAGACGGGACACAGCTCTCTTGGTAGAGGCCAGTTCTTTTTGCATACCGGCCATGACACCTTCGGTCGCCGATAATTTCTCTCTGGTTGTATGAAGTTCCTGTCTCGTTGCATTGAGTTCCTCTCTTAAGGGGTTGACGATATTTTGTACGAGAATCCGAGTGGCGTTCTCAGTGTTGGTGATCCGCACACTTTCGGCATCGGCCTTTGCTTTCTCGGCATCGGCGTTGGCCTTTCGGACTGTCGCCTTGAGCGTAATGACACCCACCATTAAGGCAAGGAAGCCACCGCCAAGAAGTATGTTAAGAATTTCACTGAATGTCATAGCCACTCGGATTTGTTGATTATTGGTTGATGCCGATAGATTTCAGCCATTCCGAGACTTCAAAACTCGGACAGGCCTTCATCCATTCATAAGGTTCGATTATACCGTTGCCATTGAGGTCAGGAGACAGATCGCGATGGCCGATAATCTTGACATCGGGAAACCGGCGGTGAAAATCGAGAACGTATGCTGCCATTGCCTTTTTTTGAGCAGAGGTTCGTGTATCCTTCGGGTTCAGGAACTTGTCAAGTCCACCGGCGTACACTATATGTCGGCTGATGGAGTTGTAACCCTTGGCACCGTTGGTAACCTCCCACGGGTCAACATTGGCATCCTCGTTGTTATTCACGATACGCTCAACAGTACCGTCAAGCCGGAACACATCTGTATAACCCGGCTGTTTCCACCCACGGCCACCGGCACTCACCGGAGAGGTGTGCATACGCCGAATGTCTGCGGCGGACACATCACGTCCTTCCGGGGTTGCGGTGCAGTGGATTACGAGATACTTGAGTCTTGCCATGCGTTACTTACCTTCAGTCTGTGTACCGCCACCTGTAGTCGGAGCAGTATATCCGCTCATCATCACAGCTCCGGCATCGGCTTTCTTAGGCATTGCGATGAAGTAATGGCGGAAGTTGATTTTATTACGCTGGTATTCGGGATCGGTCGAAGCCTCGCTGTAATACATCTTGGTGGAGCCGGTGGCCTTGAACACACGGGGAACATAGAAGGCAAACGAACACTGGAATTCACCTGCACTTGCAGCTGCTTGGACTGCTTTTTTCTTACCGGCGGTTGTATAAACGGGGTTGTCTCCGTAAGTATAGATGTCGAAGCCATACAGATTGCCGACAGTGCCGGTATTGCGGTTGATATTGAACTGCTCACGGAACGTCTGCTCGGAACGCAGCAGGTCGTTTACATGATCAGGACAAAGGACAAGACGACGATTAGAAGCCGGAACCTTGAGGTTGTCGAGAGCTTCTTTCAGACTGATTAGGTCGTTAAGGGTAAGACGATGTCGGCCTGTTGTGGGGTCTGCCGCGCCGGTAGTCTTAAGGACGGGTGTCTTGGCTGTATTCTCCTGTGCGCACAGTGCGTGTGCCGCTTTTGCGAATTTAGCATCGCTGAGGGCGTTGGCATGGCTTTCCTTGACACGGGACATCTTGTCATACGAAATGGCATACAACTCATCGTCGGTGACGGGAGTGACCTTTGTCTGGAATTTGTCGAGCGATATGGCGATGTCCTTATCTTCGAGTGCCTGAAGCGGAATCGGATAGGTCGTGTTATTGATGAGGACATCGGGGTCAACACCCACTTCTACAAGGTGGATGACATCGTTGTTGACGATAGAGGATTGGTCAGGAACACCGTCGAGCCATGAGCCTGTTAGGAACTCGCGGAGTCCCTTAACAAGCTCGCCTGTCCATACCTCGGTATAGACTCCGGCACGGAGTGCGCCTTTGGGAACCGGCACGAAGCTCATGGTGATACCTATGGCCACCATGAAGAGCATACCGACGAGAGGGGGAACGCCGAGAAGCGTTGCGATGATTGCGCCCATGAGCATATTGAAAAGCAGAGCGCAGATGGTTTTGGATGCTGTTTTCATCGTTGTTGATATTTGGTGTTAGATGTTGCATTCGTAGCCGTATTCGGCTTTGAACAGGCGGCGGTATTCGGCAGGATTCTCGCTGCGCATTTTGCGGAGTTCTTCTTCGGGAACCTCGCTGAATTTGTTGTAGGTCTTCTGACCGGCAGGAGAAGTGCCACCATTAGACGGAGTGATGGTTTTACTGAGCTTTGCCGCCGGGGTCATTGCGTCGAGGGTTGCCTTTAGACTGTCGATGCCGATGGTCTTGCCGAGGTTGATGAAGTGTTCCTTCTTGTCGGGAGTGAGACGGTTTTCCTTGATGGCGGTCTCGACGGCAGAAGTTACCTGCGAAAGAGTCAGCGCATCCTTGTCTTTTTTGAGCTGCTCCACTTCTGCGGCAGTAAGTTTCAGCTCGCCGATTTTAGCAAGCACGGCGGTCTCGTCAGCCGTTTCCGGCAAACCCAGTTTGAGGGCGATGGTCTTGAGTTCCATTTGCTGTTTTGTTGTTTGAGGTTTATTACTGAGCATAGGCAGGGGATTCTCGCTGTCCCTGCCAAGCGTTATCTGCTTTCCATTGTGGCGCATGACTATGGCATTGTCATTGGCTCCGATGTCAACGATGGAGGTCTCGAAGATTTTACTCTTCGTAATGGTCGGCGCGGTCTGCCCGGCCACAAGATGTTCCGGATCTTCACTCAGTTCAAGTACGTCGATTCCGATGCTGACCATTCGGAGAGAGCCCACCTCCCATTGTTTTTTACACTGCTTGGACAGTTCGGTCGCGCAGTCGAAGACCGGCTCGCCGCTGATCTCGCCGTCCTTGACCTCGATGTCCTTCATGTAGCCGATGACCTTGCCGCGCTCGTGCATATACAGCAGCACAGGGTTCCGCTCATATTGTGCGGTGTCACACCCGGCTGTCAATACCCGGCTTCCGTGGCTGTTGAGACTGTCATCAGTCATTCTTACTCTTTTTCCCATTGCGGTCTTTGCGTTTGAAATTCGGTGCAATATTACGACGTAATCCCCTGCCTGACAAGAAAGTGTGCAACGGTTGCACACTTGTATGAAACCGTTGCACACTTTTTTTGCTCTTAGGCGTGAACTCTCCAATTTTGCATTGATTTTCGGCTCGACATCCTTATGCTTGCCGGAATGTAACCGCGCAAAATCATTATCAATATGACAAAAGCAGAACTCGAAAGAAAAAAAGACCTTGCCCGTACCCTGTATATGTCCGGGAAGGAACAGACCGAGATCGCGGACATGGTCGGCGTATCGAGGGTAACTATATCGAAATGGTGTACTGCCGACGGATGGAAGGAGACCCGTGCTGCAAAAACAATATCGCGCCCGGAGCTGATCAAGAAGCTGCTGCTTGCAACAAACACCCTTCTTGACAAAGTGAACGCTTCCGGCGACCTAAACCTTATCGACAGTCTCGGAGATAAACTCTCCAAACTGACAGCCGCCATTGATAAACTCGACAAATCACAGGCAAATGTCGTGGCTGCAATCGAAGTATTCACCGCTTTCTCGAAATATCTTGAGTTCCGGGCAAAGACAGACCCGGAGATTACTCTTGAACTTATCAAGACAATCAACAGATTGCAGGACGGGTTCCTCATAGAGTCTTTTAACAAGGGAACACTCGTTTGCTATGGCGACTAAATGGACAAAAGAACAGAAGGAGGCGTTTGAACGGTGGCAGGAACATTGCCGGGAAGTTCAGACCCTGACAGCTGTGTCTATGGCTATCGCCAAAGAGACCCCGGTTGAACGCGACAGGCGTATAAAACGGTTGCTCTCGAACTATGACGAGTTCTGCGAGTATTACTTCGCCCATTTCCTTACATTGCGCGACAAGACAACCGGCGAGGTCATCAAGACGATACACAATGCCCCCTTCCACACGAAAGCAGCTCTGAAGATAAGGAATACCCCCAACCTCAAGGCTGTGTTCAAATGGCCACGAGGTCATGCCAAGTCAACCCATATCGGTGTGTTCATTCCTCTTTGGCTGATTTTCCAACCGAAGAGGCTCATCAATTTTATGATAACCGTCGGCAAGTCCGAAGACAGCGCAATCCGTCTGCTCGGCGATTTACAGGCCGAACTTGAATTCAACCAGAAATTGATTGCCGACTTCGGCGAGCAGAAAAACCTCGGTTCTTGGCTTGAGGGAGAATTCAAGACCAAGGGCGGTGCCAAGTTCCTTGCTGTTGGCCGTGGACAGTCTCCCCGTGGTCTCCGTGACCGCGAGGCTCGCCCGGATTATATTGTCATCGACGACTTGGACGATGACGAGATATGCCGGAATGAAAAGCGTATAAAGGATTTGACCGATTGGGTGAAGGAGGCTCTGTTCGGTGCGCTCGACGTTGGCCGTGGCCGTTTTATCATGGTCGGCAACCTTATCTCCAAAAACTCGGTGCTTGCCAATATTGCCGCTTCCAAAGGTGTTCATGTGTCCGAGATAAAGGCTGTTGACAGCGACGGGAACCCGGTATGGGCTGAAAAATGGACTAAGGAAGAGGCACAGGCATACAAGGATTTTGTCGGTTACAGGGCATGGGAAAAGGAGATGATGCACAACCCCATCACAGACGGCACCATCTTCAGGCATGAATGGATCCGGTTCAAGCGTATGCCCAAACTCGACAAGTACGATATGCTTGTCTGCTATACCGACCCGTCGTTCAAGTCAACCACAGCCAATGACTATAAGGCGTGTCGCCTGTGGGGTAAGATAGGAACCGAGCTGCATCTTATCGACACATACGTCCGACAGGATACCGTCTCCGGCATGGTGCGTTGGCTGTATAACCTTTATGAAAGTTTGCCGGAGAATGTCGTAGTGACATTCTATATGGAGGCGAATTTTATGCAGGATATTATCCTCGATGAGTTTGCGACGGAAGGAAACATTCGCGGCTATCAGCTGCCCATCATGCCGGACACCCGAAAAAAGCCGGAGAAGATTCAGCGCATCGAGGCGGTCTCGCCTCTGTGGGAACGTGGATTCGTATTCTACAATGAAGCTCTCAAGGGTACCCCGGACATGGAGGTGGGCATAGAGCAGACTCTTGCACTTGAACGTGGCTCCCGTGTCCATGATGACGCGCCGGACGCAGACGAAGGTGCTATATGGTTCCTACAGCGAAGCACAAGACAAGAGACATTCAAACCGGTGTCGATACCGCGTCGGCACCCTAAAAATTCATGGTGATATGTTTAAGACCATCAAAAAGTATTATGCCGCATGGCTATACAAGAGAGCCGTGCGCAAGGCTAAAAAACTCGCCGAACTGTTCGGTATGAAGTATTATGTCATTCACCTCGGAGGCTCTCTCAAGGTCGTTCCGAAACAGACTATCAAGGAACTCATCAAGCGCAAGCGATTCCGCAAGGGTGTGACTGTCGAGGATATTGAGAGACACGCTCTTTTCGTAACAACTTAATTTCAGCGTCATGTTTATCACCGACAACGACTACGCCGTGGTCATAGGCGAAGATGCGCTCAAGGTTATCTCCCGTGCCTCTGAGGAAAACCGCGCCAATGCGGAACTTGAGGCAATCGAGGAAATTTCCGGCTACCTGCGTCCTGTCTATGACTGTGAGGCGATTTTTTCAGCCGAAGGGAATGCCCGGAACAGGCTTATTGTCATGCGGACTGCCGACATAGCCCTCTATCATCTTGTGGCCTCGCTCCCTCAGAAGATGGGTATTGAGATTCGCAAGGAGCGTTATGAACGGGCTATCGAATGGCTCGAAGGCGTTCAGTCCGGCAAGATCATCCCGGACTTGCCGCTGATTGAAGAAGAGGACACACCCATCATGAACGGTACTATATTTCACTCGGAGCCACGACTCCGTCATAATTGGTAAAACTATGGGCGTACTCGACAAATTCCTTGAGAACTTTCGCTCCAAAAAGAGCGACCCCATGATATTGAATACCCCATACGGGGAACTGAATCTTGCCAAGCCGAAAGACCGGGCAAAGTTTCAGAGTATCGTCATGGACATACATCGGACTACTGATGCACTGACGCGAAAGGACATCGCGGATTGGAGGGCGGCATGGCAGCTGGCAATAAATGTTGACAACCCGAACCGGCAGCGTCTCTATGACATATACAGGGATGTTGCCGTTGACCTCCACCTCTCCGGCTGTATCGAGCAGCGGCGAGGATTCGTGATGTCTCGTTCATTCAAACTCGTTAACGAATCCGGCGACGAGGATGAGACAGCCAAACATTATTTTGATCAGTCATGGTTCAAACAACTCTTGCGCCTCTGTCATGATTCGTTATGGTTCGGCCACTCATTGATTGAACTCGGAGAGCTCACGCAGGACGGAGACGGTTGCCTGTCTTATGACGGTGTCCGGCTCATACCTCGCAAGCACGTTATCCCGGAGTATCACCGCTGTGTCCAAAATGTTGGCGACGACTGGACTTCGGGCATAGACTATCACGAAAGGCCATATTCGGATTGGCTGATAGAAGCCGGACAGTCTGATGATCTCGGTCTGTTCCTCAAGGCGGCACAACAGACAATTCCTAAAAAGAACGCTCTCGCGTTTTGGGATGCCTTTGCCGAGATATTCGGTATGCCCATGCGTGTCGCCAAGACAACTACACGCGACCCCAAGGAGTGGAGACGTCTTGAGCAGATGATACAGGAAGCCGGGAGCAACCTCGGTATGGTTACCGGCATGGAGACGGAGGTTCAGTTTGTCGAATCCGGCAAAGGGGATGCCTTCAATGTATATGACAAGCGCATTGATCGTGCCAATTCGGAACTGTCAAAGCTGACCATCGGCCAGACCATGACAATCGAGGACGGCTCATCGCTGTCTCAGTCCGAAACGCACTTACAGGTATTCGAGAACCTTGTGGAGTCTGACCGCGATATGCTCCGCGACATCGTAAATAATCAGCTTATTCCTCGCATGATCAAGCACGGCTTCCCTCTCAAAGGCTTGCGCTTTGAATGGGACGATGCAGTGGACTATACGCCGGAACAGCAGATTAATTACGAGACTATGATCCTAAATAATTTTGAGGTCGATCCTTCATACTTTGCCGACAAATACGGTATGCCTGTGGGAGACCGCCGGGAGATGGCACCAACCATGCCGCCTGGAGATGATGTGGAAGACGGCGATGACACGAAGCCGGAGGATAAGGGCAAGCAAAAGAACGGCAGACCTTTTTTCGACTAAGCCCCACTGACTATGTGGGGCTGCATGAACGCTATGCCCGTCTGCTCAGGAATATGCCGGAGGTGTTCATGGCCGGGCGCAAAGAGCGTGAAGATGAAATACGCAAGCAGCTCTCAGTTCTGTTCGACGGCATGATGAAGGCCGTATATAAAACCGAAGGAGCGCAGCTCTCCATCGACATTCTATCGACGCCGCAAGTCCGAGAATTCATAGAGAGTCATGCGTCTGTCCTTGACTCGTCATTCGAACAAGTAAAGATGTCCGATGCCATGCGTAAAAGACTCCACCGCTCGGACTTTATCTTCTCCGGCATTAAGACATTCCACGAACTCAACGAGGCTTTCCCCTCGCTTGTAGATGAGAACGGCGAACGAAAATCGTTTGAACGCTTTTTGAACGATGTTCGAAGCATAGACCAGACCTATAATGCAAACTACCTCCGGGCGGAGTATAACTTTGTCACCGCTTCAGCAGAGATGGCCGCTAAATGGGAAGGTTTCATGCAGGATGGCGACCGCTATCATCTCCAATATCGAACTCAAAAGGATGATAAGGTTCGCCCGGAACACGCCGCCCTCGATGGTGTGACGCTCCCTCCTTCCGACCCGTTTTGGGCGGAGTTCTATCCTCCGAATGGATGGAACTGCCGATGCACTGTCGTACAGGTTCGCAAGTCAAAGTATCCGGCGACATCCCATGCCGAAGCTATGAGGCTTGGCGACGAGGCTCTGCAACGCGACAGCAAGGGAATATTCCGCTTCAATCCCGGACTTGAGCTAAAGACGGTGCCGGACTACAATCCCTACACCATACGACGCTGCCGGGATTGCGACATAAACAAGCGGAAATTCGCATTCAGGCCGATGAACAGTCTGTGTGAGGCGTGTGCCATCATAAATGAGTGTTACAACGACCTGTCAAAATCCGAAAGTGCCGTTGTCAAAAAGCATTATATGCGTGAGATGGAACCGCTTCTTACAAAGAAAATTTCTGTCAATGGCAACGGACATCCTATGAGTGTCGGGTTCTCCAAATATGGGAACAAGCATTTATACGCCGATACTTTCGGGAGGAGTTCCGTGCTGACTAAAGATGATCTCGCCTCACTTGACTCTCTTTTAGCCGGAGCGAAATTCATAAAAAAAGTGTCGAAATCAAAACCTCGCCGCGACCGCATCGAGAGATTCTACTATTATGAGGCTGAGCTGCATGGCAGGAAGGTCTATCTCAATGTCGGAGAAACCGACATCATATCGCGTACCGGCAAAATCAGACATGACCGATTCCTGTATTCGATAACGGATACGATACAATAAAAAAAGAACCGACTGTGGCGACACCTTATGCTTTACGCAAGTTTAGCCCACACACAGTGCGATTCTTGATTGCAAATTTACAAACAATTTCTGACATACAAAAGTTTATGAGCACGATTTTAATGCTTTTCAAGACCGCCAACAGGCTTCTGATATAACTTATTCACTGCTGAACGCCAAATTATGAGTAAATTTGCAGTCTCAAAGGCGGAGTCCCTCAATAGGCCGTGTGGTCTATCGCGGCAACAACAACGCGAATGCGAATGGCGGCGTGTCGTACGCGAATGCGAATAACGATGCTTCGAATGCGAACACGAATGTCGGCTCGCGTCTGGACAACCAACAATCGGCGTACATCACCGGGAACGTGTTCCCCACGAGGTGCCGAGAGGGATAAGCCACGGCAACAGCGGCGAAAGCCGGAAAGCCGGAACATCAAGTGAACGAGTAGGGTTTGGTAGGCGTAAGCTCGAAGAACCCGGACTCGGAGAAGGAAGGCTCAAGGAGCCGGTTGTTACACATTTCTAAAACGCTCCGCACCATGCGTCGAGAAGGACATATCATAGAGGAGATTGTCGCCTATCCCAATATGGCACAGTCATTCGACCAAGTTCTGCGAGGCACAAGCCGGAAGCGGAGCCGACAGGGTCGTTGGCTATTGGCGCACCGGGAGGAGGTTATAGCGGAACTCTCGGCTCAGATTGCCGACGGCAGCTATTTCATCGCCGGTGGATACAGGGAGCGCACAATCATCGAGGGCGGCAAAGAACGGCACATACAGGTTCTTACGATGAAAGACCGCATCGCCGTCCATGCTGTGATGTCTGTTGTCGATGAGCATCTGAAATGCCGCTTCATACGCACGACTTCGGCAAGCATCAAGGGTCGCGGTATGCATGACCTCAAGGCTTACATCGAGCGTGATCTCCGGGAACACCCGGACGAGACCCGGTTCTGTTACAAGTTCGACATCTCCAAGTTCTATGAGAGCGTCAGTCAGCAGTCCATTATCGATTGCGTCCGGCGCATCTTCAAGGATGAGAAGCTGATTGTGATACTTGAGCGGTTTATCCGTATGATGCCCTCCGGGGTGAGTATAGGCTTGAGAAGTTCCCAAGGACTTTGCAACCTGCTCCTGTCGGTTCATCTCGATCACATTCTTAAAGACCGTCTCGGAGTGCCGTTCTATTATCGATACTGCGATGATGGTGCAGTCCTTGCCGCCTCCAAAGAGGAACTGTGGAGAATCCGGGACATCGTCCATGAGTGCGTGGGGAGCATAGGTCTCAAGATAAAAGAGAACGAGCGTGTATTCCCGGTAACCGAGGGCATTGATTTTTTGGGATACGTCATCTATCCCGACCATGCGCTTATCCGCAAGCGCATCAAGAAGAAGTTCGCCCGGAAGATGGGCGAAGTGAAAAGTCGTAAAAGACGACGTGTGCTTGTTGCATCATTCTACGGAATGGCCAAGCACGCGCAATGTAATAATCTTTTTAACAAATTAACAGGCATAGAAATGAAATCATTCAAAGACCTCAATGTCGCTTACAAGCCTGATGACGGCAAGAAGCGATTCCCCGGAGCGGTGGTAAGCATCCGGGAACTGGTGAACCTTCCCATCGTAGTCCGCGACTTCGAGATGGGAGTCAAGACCTCGCAGGGCGAAGACCGCTGCGTTGTCGCCATCGAGCAGAACGGCGAACAGAAGAAGTTCTTCACCAATTCGGAGGAGATGAAAAACATCCTCCAGCAAGTTAGTGAAATGCCGGACGGGTTCCCCTTCGAGACCACCATCAAGGCGGAGACCTTCGGCAAAGGTAAAACCAAATACGTCTTTACTTAAACATGAAACGAGTCCAAGGCAATCCCGATGTCGCTCTGATTGAGTGTACCAACCCGATCAGAAAAAAATGGCGCATCCGTTGGGACGTAACTACTGACGAATCCGGCACCACCTCCTACATGGAGGAGGAGTTCAACCATCAGCCTTCCGTGGAGGAAATCAAATCAATCATCAGCGGTTGGATTGATGAGCAAACCCGAAATGCAATCCTCTCCGGCTTTTCGTATGAGGGCAATACCGTCTGGCTCTCTATCGAGAATCAGACCAACTATGAGAGGGACTACAACAAGGCCAGACTCGGTTTGCCGGGATCTCTGCCTGTCACCTTCAAATTCGGCTCTGATGAAAAGCCGGTCTACCGTATATTCGAGACCATCGGTGACATCGAAGAGTTTTACCAAGGCTACACATCCCACATCAAGAAGATACAGCTTGCCGGATGGAACGCCAAGGACGCGATTGACTTGGAACTCTACCGAGTAGACTGACCCATCTGCCCTTCGGGGGAGGGCATAATGCCTTCTCCGGCCGATCTAACCGTGCTTGTTATATAAGTGAGACAGTGCAAAATTACAAAAATTTCGGGACATGACCATATTTGAGATTCTGAAATTCAACCGGGAACTGCTTAACAGGCTCCGTAAATCCGGGATTCGACTTGAAGATGCCGACTACATCGACCTTTTCGTTGACTTCAACAAAATGGTCGCCGCCGGAGAAAAAGTGTCGTATGCGGTGGCTTGCCTTGCCACCAATTACCGTATATCAGAGCGCAAAGTCTATACTCTGATCAAGCGGTTCCAAAGTGACTGCAATCCGGGTGCAGTGTAATTCGTCGTGTCGATAGTGTGCCACAGTCGCCGGTGCGCTAACTTTGCACTGTTTCAATTCTCTCAACAAAATGGCGACAAACAAATACCATCAAATCCTCAAGCGGATTCTTGAAAAAGGACGTGAGCAGTCCAACCGCAAGGGGAATATAAAATATTTGCTCAACGAACAGCTTACGCTGACACCTGCCGACCTACTTGATATTTTCGAAGGACACGGCATCGCCCGAAAGAAGCTGCGCTCTGAACTGAAGCTCTTCATGAGCGGCGAAAGGTCGGTTGAAAAATACCGCGAGGCCGGTATCAATTGGTGGGATTATTGCGGCTCAATACTCGTCAATTCCTATCCCACTTACTTCGAGAAGCTGCCGCCTCTAATCAGACGTATCAATACCGAGAAACGCAATTCCAAGAACTATGTGCTTTTCCTCGGCGCGACCGAGGTGGAAAGCAATCAGGCACCGTGCCTGTCGCTTGTGCAGTTTCAGATAGAGGACGGCTCGCTTGTGCTGACAGCATATCAACGCAGTTCCGATGCCAATCTCGGACTCCCTGCCGACATATATCACCTCTACCTCATGGCGTGTCATATCGATTTGCCGTTAAAATCAATCACACTGTTCCTTGGGAATGTCCACATATACGAGAACAACATTGAAAATACAAACCGGCTGCTCTCCGGCGAGGATGCGGTCAAATTCGAATTAAACGTATGAGCGCACTCTACCTATCGGCACCGCTTCCATTCGTAGGACAAAAACGAATGTTTGCAAAGCACTTCATAGAAGTAATCAAACAGTATCCTCCCGGCACTGTATTCGTTGATCTGTTCGGCGGCTCCGGCTTGCTCTCTCACATCACCAAGCATTTCCACCCGGAGTCAAGAGTGATATATAATGACTTCGACAACTACCGGCACCGCATCAACAACATCGAGCGCACCAACCGGCTGCTCTCCCTCATACGACCTATATCAGACCGATTCGAACGGCATAAGCCTATAACCGGGGAGTCCCGTGAGCAGATATTCAAACTGCTCGAACAGGAAGAGCGAGAGAACGGGTATATAGACTTCATCACGCTCTCGTCCTCGCTGATGTTCTCAATGAAGTACAAACTGAGCATCGAAGATATGCGCTCCGAGGTACTATACAACAAAGTCCGCAAAAGCGACTATGCACCTTCCCCGGATTACCTTGCCGGGCTTGAGATAGAATCCTGTGATTACCGGGAACTGTTCGAGCGGTTCAAAGACACTCCGGGGGTCGTGTTTCTCGTTGATCCGCCATACCTTTCCACCGATGTCGGAACCTATCGTATGTATTGGAGACTCGCCGACTATCTCGATGTGCTGTCGGTTCTGCCCGGCCACAACTTCATATATTTTACTTCCGAGAAATCGTGCATAGTCGAACTGTGCGAGTGGATGGGTCGCCACCCCTCGCTCGGAGACCCGTTTGCCCGTTGTCAGAGGAGGGAGTTCAAAGCGACGATGAACTACAATGCCCGGTACACGGACATCATGCTGTTCACGATACCCGGTCTCCCTCCCGACAACGCCGCATAAGGCCTTTTTCTCGCCCATATATCGCAAGAGAGCCGTCACCCGATAAAGGTAACGGCTCTCTGTCTTTTGACGCGACACAGCGCGTTTATTTGCCTATTCTTTTGATGGCGATAAAGCTGTAGACCTCGATGCTCTCCACAATATCCTCGTGGTTATGGTTCGTGATCGATTCTTCGAGAGTGAAATCTGCGAAGCTATTGCCTTCAAGTCCGGCAAGCACATCATGAATCTTATCCGGCAGCTCAAAGAATTGCCCGGAGCCGTCGGAACCGTCTGCCACGGCAGATGCCCAGTCGGTCACGATATGCAGACGCACTCGCGCCTCGGCTCGGTATTCGGTGCCGGGCACTATGGATTTCCATTGTACCGGCTCAATCTCGACGAATACCGCCGGACGTTCCCACGCGGATTCCTGTTCTATGAATTCCACGTTCTGATTCCACAAGTCGATGTGCTTTATGGCTCGGTCGTTCAAGTCATCATCGGCATCGAGAGGAGCGATATGGTACTCCCCGACAGCGTTGACACACAAGAGAGTCAGACGCTGCTTGATTTTGTCGTAAAGTTCTTTTCTCATCGTTCTATAATATCAAAATCGGTGTTAAAAAATTCAGTGAGATTCTCTTCGATAATTTGCCTTACAGTCTGCTCGACTTCGGGGGCGGTTCCAAGGAATCGGCGGCGAGGTATCCTTATTTTTGTGCCGACCTTCATCAATGCCATGAATTTCCAAAATTCGGCTTCCGTAGATAACTGCACCGTTCTTTTATCCTTGCGCAATGAGCCGTCCTTGCGTCTGCCGAATGAACCTGACGTATCATAGTATTTATGCCAGAAGAACCGTTTCATCTTGGCTGTTACCTTGATTTCGCCACCTTCGTTATGAATGGCTGCTGCCGGATGCTCCGTTCGGAACACAATGCTGTTCTCTGTCTCATAACTTCTGATGCTCCTGCGGAGACCGCCGGTGTCAACAAGGATATGACCGCCGGGACGGGTCGGACTCTTACGCCGCTGCCATGCCTCCGAGAAGAATGCCTGTCTCTCGAAATTGCGGTCGAACTCATCGGTCATCTCAACCTGTATGTCCCGGAGGATGTTCTTGATTATTTGGTCGTAATTATTCGCCATCGTCTTTCAGCATATCGAAAAGGTTAGGAGATTCGGGTAAAGTTTCAGTGAACCCCGGCTTTGTCGGAGCTTTCAAAAGGTTGTAAAAAGTACGTTCACAGATACCATACACAGGATATATGTACCTGCGCCATATTTCCCGGTTGGGAATTCCATGCTTGGCGTGTTGGTCATATATCCTGTTGATGTCTGCGACTCGCTTCTGATAACTCTTTCCGGATTTCTTACCCATGCGTCAGTATCGTTTGTTGTGATGCGGTTTATACGGTCTGATGTCCAATGTCATCTCGCAGCTTACGGTTACCCTGCCGCTGCCCTCGCACTGAAGGCAAGTGTGGAATTCGCCTTCTTCATCCCCGGCCACCCTGCCGGTGCCTTTGCAGACCCGGCAGAGGGCGACCTTGGGAGGTCTTGTTATTTCGCGTTTCATGCGGCACCTTCTTCTTTTTTGGGTTCCACGAAGAAGGTCTCGTCCTGCGTCACCGTAATGCCGCAGTCGATCATCACTTCCCGGAGGGTTACTCCCGGACTGAGCGGTTCGCCCGGCTTGGCAATTTGTGCGTCGCGCTCGGCCAAAAGCCTGTCCTTGGCTATCTCCTCGGTGGTGCGGATATAGCCGGGAAGCAGCCGTTTCACAAGCTGGAGTGCGCTTGCCCATGTGAAACCTTTGAGGGTTTTGAGCTTGGGGGTGCCGGTGCGGAAGCCGATGGTGCCATGAACCATTTCGAGGCTCTTCTTCTTGCTGAAGAGTTCCGGCTGATTCTCGGTGGCGTAGGCTTGGAGCGTGTCGAAAGCCTCGTCCTGCGTCGCCTGTAATTGCGACAGGCGGTCTTGGTGCTTCTCTCGGATCTGTGCGCACTTCAGCTCAATTTCGGCTGTGATTTTCGCACGTTCTGCGTCTGCCTTGGCGTAAGTTGCGAAGGCTTCTTCTGCGGCTTCTTTGGTAACGCCGGAGATAACTGTTTTTTTCTGTCTTTTTGCCATTGTTGAAATTGGTGTTATATGGTGATTATTCTTCGGTGGGTATTAACTCTTCACATTGGAATTCGACGAGGTTGGCTTGGTTCGTCGCCCATTCAGCTATCTCTCGCAAGAGTTCGACGTAATCACCGTTCTCCATGTCCGAGGTGTGGAGCTGAATGTAGTTTTCGATTTGTTTTATTACTTGCTTCATTTCAGTTGTAGCTTGTCATGCCGGGAGCGGCAAGGTTTATGAGATATGTTATACGTTGCTGAGGTGTTTCCGGGGTTTGTGTCGGTTCTGACTTCTTGCGCTGCCATCCCTTGCGCTTTATGGAGCGGAGCTTGGTGGCGAGTTCCATCAGTTCCTCTATCGAGAGCTGCCCGAAGGCTTTCCCGGAGATTCGGGGGTGGCGGCAGAAATCATTTATCTGCGCCCAATCGGTCGTATCAACTTCAAGTTCCTGCATCAGCTTGAGTGCGATGCTCCGGCGACGCTTGAGTTCGTCTCTCGTCCCATTCATCCCCTCGATGGCGATGCAGAGGTCGGTATATTCCTTCCGCGTCATTTCCTTGAGGGAATCGGTGCGTCCGGCAGTATATTGCAACACAAACTGACGCTTTGCCTCGTCCGGCTCTCCATGAATGGTGAGCTTGTGAAAGGCGGAGTAGAACCGCCCGAAGTTAGTTACCTGCTGTTTCATCGTTCTTGGTCTGTTCTTGTTTGTAGTGAAGCATTGCCATCAGAGTCTCTTCAGACAGGTGCTTTGCAACTCCTAAGAAATAAGTATCCACATACTCGGCGATTGCCCATTCAGAGGCATACTCAAGGTTCTTCTCGATGAATTGAGCTTTTTCGGTTCGGCCTAACTGACGAAAGACCTGATTGATGTTTTGTGCCATTTTATTTATTCGGTTTCCAATCTATCGTTACCAAGGCGATGACTTCGCCAGTTCCTTCGCAGTCGGGACACATCGTCTCCCAAGGCTGATGCTTTGTGGGTGGAAAGTATCCTCTGCCGTGACAATAAGGGCAGGTCATTGGCCGGGAGCAGAACCCCTCTTTTCGGATACGTTCCTCCGGCTCAAGTATTATTGTTTCACTTTTCTTACTCATTTATCCGATATTGTTTGAAGTTCTTAAAACACCTTCTTCCCACACTACATAATAGCTGCCGGGGTCTTCGGTGAATCGTCCTTGGCAAAATGCCTTGTAACCTACCACCCGGACTTTGATCCCGGCGATATATCGAAGACGGACGGACGCTTTGCCCATTGGCTGTCCCTTATATTCCTGCGATATAAAGATGAAGCTCTTTGCCGGGAAGCGTTCTATTAACTGTTTTGCCTGATCGTATGTCCACCCTGCGACTTGGAAGCTGTCAATTACCACAAAGTGCGGACTTTTCGGCTTGGCGAGACGCTCAACGAGTTCATCATACGTGTCGCTTGTTGCAACCCGGAACCTGCCCTGAACATCGCCCATCTTAAACAGTTCGACCCTGTCCTTGAACGATTGCCCCACACCTTCCTCAAAGGAGCAGTAAAGCACCATGCCGTAGTTGCAGAGTTCCTTGGCGAGCTGCATCACAAAGCTGCTCTTGCCGGAAGCGGACGCACCGCTGATAAACCATGCCTCGTTGGTGGTCGGGAAGCCGAAAGGTCGGCTCCACCGCTCACCCCACGGCAGGGTTTTGTAGGTCTTGGCAAGAACCTCTTTCGGGCTATATGCTCGCTTGGCCATCGTTACTTCTTCTCTTGAGTCTTTTTCAGTTCCGCTATAAGCAAATCTGCTTCTGCTACAGCGTCCTTAACATCATCCTCTCTTGATGTCAAGAGTTTTCTACGCTCCATATAGACGGCGAATGCAATCTCGTATCGACGCTGCTCCCAATCGGGTTCAGCATCCTGCGCCCTGCGCATCATTCGGTTGATATTGATAACCGAATCCATATACTGCTTTTCAATAACTGTCATGATTATTTACGTTTTGAGGTTTTATGAGGGAACTTATAGCACCATCCCATGATTTTTCCAGCTTAATGCCTTCGAGTAAAAGTCCGAAGGTATTGACCTTTACGATGCCTAACTTAGGACATACGCGACCTAAATGAAGGTCGGTGTATTTGCCATCCTGAAAGACCACTCGAATCTCGCGTCGCTTGTTGGCTTTTGTCAACTCTGACGGGTCTTTAAGCACTCTTCGGCTACCATCCGCAAACGTGACTTTAATTTTGAAATCCATCATTGTCTCTTTAGTTTTTCGATTTCAGTATAAACTCGGCGAAGTCCTCCGCCTGTCTTCCGGGCAATCTCCCCGGCATCGATGCCTTCCGGCGCATTGAGCTTGGCCACGATTCGAGCCTGTTCAATGAGGAACTTGGTGCGCTCCTTGCTATCGTCCGGCGTAACCTTGCTGTAGCGGTCACCGTAACGGCTGAGCATCTCGGTGTAGCCCACCTTCTTGCACTCGATGGAGCGATTGATTTTCTCCTTGAGACCGTCGGCTCCCATCATGTACCATGCGCAGCATCGCTCGGTGGCATTCCACAGTGCCTTGAGTTCGAGGAAGGCTTCATACTGAAGGTCTCCTGCCTCGTCAAGAATGATTAGGGGGCTGTCGATGGAGCGGAGATAAAAGACAAGGTCTTCATACACGTCGGCATACCGGCCTTTACTGTCCACGCCAAACTCGGCGGCAATCTTGCGCACGAGCTTGAGCTTGGTCTTGACCTGTGAGCAGTCGATGTAGATGGCGTTGGGGTGCGTCTTGACATAGTGCCGGGCAGTGAATGTCTTGCCGATATTGGGCAGGTCGCACATGATCGCGCTGATGCCGCTCGACTGACAGGCTTCAAGCTGTGCCGTGATGAACATGAAGGTCGGGGTCTTAGCTACCTTCCATTCGATTTCTCCCCGGAGGCTGACTCCGAGCTTACGGGCGATGCTTATCCAGTTGGCGTCGCTCAGAACCCGGTCGGTCTGGCCGTTCTTGACCGCGCTGTAAACCGATGTGGTGATGCCCAAGGAGGCTGCGTGTTTCGCATCGCTCGGATAGTTGGCGCGGTTCGACTTGATCGCGGTGAGGATTTTGTTTTTGATGTCTGTTGTAATCATATTCTAACAGTGTTATAATTTCGTTCTATAAGTCTTGCAAAGCTCGTGCGGCGTAGTCTTCACTGAGTCCGTATTCTTGCGTTTCTCGCGTTTCCGGCTCCGGGACGATAACTTCTTCCACCTCGATCGTCTGAGGCCGTGTATCGCGTTCTATTACGCCCACACGCCCGATGGCGTTGTCTTCGACATATTTGTTGAAGTGGCTGATCTTTTTTCGCTGCTCTGTGAAGATTCTCTCGTCTTCCTCGGTCTGCTCGGCACGGGCGGTGTTGTAGGTGCCGAGGTTCTCAAGCCGGTCGATATACATATCGCCTTGATAGATGAACATATCGGTGATTTTGCCCTCATCGTCGGTGAGGTAATAAGCCTCTACCTTGTAGTCGTTGGGGGCGAGCAGCTCGATAACTTCTGTCTTGCTCAGCCACCAATCGACTCCGGCTACCCGGCAGTATGAGTTTCGCCGGATTGTAGTGCTGACTCTTTCGCCGACATACCGGGCAATGGTCGCTTTGTCGAGGGGTTGTAGTGTCGGGTTGATGTTGGCGACAAGCACATCCCATCTTGTCATGCCCTTGTACTTTTTCTGATTGGGATGCAGGGCATGGTTGTATTCGTAGATGTCGCGCATATCGTCAGCGATCAACTCATCCCAAGTGTAGTATTCCTTCTCGACGTAAGTGTTGTTGAACTCGTCGAACACCTTGTTGCTCTCGGTTCGGTACTGTCGGCTCTTGGCGAAGAACCTGCCGATGCCTACATGGTTCCGATGCTCGATGCTGCGTTTTTTCGCACCGTTGAACTGCTCGGCGTGTTTCTCCTGTGAGTTCATCGGGGCGCAGAACCTTACGAATGGGAACATAACACCTGCACGGAGAAAGGAGTCTCGCCATTGGCTCATGAGGTGGTTCTCGACCTCGACCTCGGCAGGGCAACCCCAGCCTTGACGGTCGAGCAGCCTGAACATATTGCGGAACATATCCACCACGAGGTCGACGTTCTTGGCGCGGTTGTAGGCGTAGCCGATACAGCAGCCGCTTGTCACGTCGTAGGCATAGTAAGCCTTCGGGCGAATCCGGGTGTCCTTGAGTTTGCGCGGAAGGTCGCGGTCGTCGAATGACACCTTCGACAGTGAGAACTCGCCGTGATGACGGTGCATGTGCGGCATGGTCTCGTGCATGAAGGTCGTGTAGCTCATGGTCGCCTTGTCGATGATGATTTTGTTTTTCGGCTTGTTCAGATAGTTGATGATGGTCGCCTCGCTCAGAACCATCGGCTCTCCGTTCTTGTCGGTAAAGTCATCGGGATTGAACAGTTCGCCGGATTCCGGGTCGTACACGTCAAGCTCGCCTGTAACGAAGGAGTTGTACAGTTCGAGGACGTTGGTGCCCCACGGCTTGTTGGGAAGGACTGCAATGCCGAGAATAAGACGCTCGGTCTTGTGGTCAACCTTCCGGGCGCATTGATTGCCGAATTTACCGCTGATAAGACAGGCGTAACCGTTGGCCTTGTAGTCGTTGACCTTCTTGCGGAACCGCAGGGTCGATGCCGGGAGGGTGTGGCCGAAATGCTTTCGCAGAACCTCAATGGTTGCGGCCATCATACTCCAGTCGTATTTGCCTCCGAACAGCCTTTGGGCGGTGGCTGCTCTGTCGTAGAGCTTGATGCAGGTGTTGAGAACCGAGGCGTTAGTGACGTATTCCTGTGCCTTCTCGCGTGGAAGCGTCATGCCGCACTTTTCTTTGGAAAAGAAGAAGGCCACAGCCTGTTGATCGACCTCGTAGTTGCTCTTGACCCAGCCCTCAAGCCGAGCCTGTGCGCCGCCGGGGTAAACTTCCTCGACTTTGTCTTTAGTATGTTGGGGTAAGCTGTCAACGGCAATGAGAGCATAGCTTCCCCTTGCTCCGCCTCCGCGCCGTATCACCTCGACACGGTTACGGTTTGTCCAATTACGATAATTGGATTCCGTAACGATGCCGCCGTCGAACAACTCGCGGGTCGATATACAAAGTCTGCCGTCGCAATATTCCATATCCCGAACTTTTATCTCAATGCTACTGCCTGAGCCTGTATTTCGTAAATCATCGGGATAGTTACATTCTCGAAACTTGCCACCTCTCTCCCCTTGAAAAAGATGTGGCCGGTACCGTCATTTCGATAGAACTCAAGTACCGCTCCGTTTGGGAGGTACTGACGCATCGTGCCGTCCGCATCATGGAAAGTCTCCATCTCCGGCGAGGTAACCATGACTACACCACCGCGATTCATAGCGGCCTTGCGGATTCGGTTGAGGAGGTCGTTGCCCGGCTTGTCAAGAGCCAAGGCATTGAACACTGTGCGCTCGGTGACCTTGAACAGTTTCATCAGAAACTGACGGTCGGCCTTCGATACTGCAATTTGTCTTTTCATTTTCTCACTTATTTAGTCGGTTATTAATCTCGTCGATGGCTTCTTTCAGAGCGAAGTGTCCGGCAACAAGGGCGGCGTACTGCTTGGATTGATCGCACTCCCAGTCGTTGTGGGTTGCCTCGAACTCATCGAGGACAACCCCGGTGTCGTTGAGGTTCTGTGTCAAGGTCTCCATGAGCAGCTTGACTGCAACCTCGGTTCTTTTCTCTGAATGCTGTTTCATCTTTTCTGAAATTTGGTGGAAGGGGCAGGATTCGAACCTGCGACTCTGACTGCTCGGTCAAGCGGTGCGCACCAGTGCTCTATCCTCTGAGCTACCCTCCCGAAATGCCGCCGGGCTTGCAATTCCGGCGGCGGTTCAAATGTTGTGCCTTTCGGCTTTAACCGGCTCTCTTGCCGGAGGATTGCCCTCTCTTGGGTCTAACCCTTATCCGTTTATTGCCTCTTGACGACGCTGATTGTTATCCACAATGTCGTCAAACCATCTATCACCTGCTTGCAGTTTGAAAATTGCCAACTTCGCCACATCAAGAGCGTTCAGGGGGAACATCAGACAGGTCAGTTCATCATTATAGGCATTGTCGCCGGTGAGTCCGTAAAACTCATTCATATCCGCGCCTTTGAAAGTGATGAATTCCTTGGGTGTTCCGATACCTCTTGTTTCAAGTAGGTCTTTGTATCCGGCAGTCCACTCGTTGAGGTCTCCGGCACAGCCTAAGATGGTATAGTAGCTGCCATTGTAGGCTGCGTTGAAAGTCGCCTCACGATTGTCAGCATTGACTTTCAGTATTTGTTTTGCCTCACTCATAATCGTTTATTTTATTTCGTTAATAATCGGTTTCACGGAGCAGCCGTAGGCGCAAATCAAGCGGTGCTTCAACTTCTCTACATAGAATTCCGGGGCTGTGAACATGATGCCGTTCTCTTCATTGTAGCTGAAGGGTACGCCGTCCAAAATCAGCACTGCGGCCACCTTATGCTTGACGCTCTGCGTCTGCCATTCCTTGATTTCGTCTGTCTCGCTCATATTTGTAAATTTTGAGAACTCGCGGTTTTTTCGTATCTTTGGCCGCTCGTTCATTACTGAATACGATGCAAAGTTAGGTGAAAATTTTCAACCTACAAAATTTTTAACCGATTATTTTCAACCGATGTGTAAAATTCTCCCCCGGATAAAACAGTTAGCCGAGCATGAAGGGATAACTATCGGAGCCCTTGAGCGCATTATTGGTGCGAGCAAGGGCGTACTTTCTCGTGCTATAAGTAATGGAACCGATATCCAATCCAAATGGCTTCAAGCCATAGTTGAAAATTATCCCCAATATTCAGCTCAGTGGCTTCTGACAGGAGTAGGGGATATGATGTCCACGTCTAATGGCATTCCTTCGTGTCTTGTCGAAACAGATCCAACGACCGGCAAAAATTATATTCCACCTACCGCACCCATAGAAGCACCTCCATCACAAGTTGCTTCAGATTCATCATTGGTAACTAACCTTGTTACTACAATTCAGAAACAAGCAGAAGAGATTGGTCGCCTCAAGGAGCGCATCGCGCAGCTTGAGCGAGAAAAAAACGTTGTCGAGGAGTCCTTTCAAACTGCACCAAGGGAACTTTCCAAATCCACCGTGGACTTATAGAGGAATGGGAGAGATTTGGAATATGCCCCAACTGAACGAAACGGATACCAAAGGAAACCCCGGAATACCCTCGAATCGCCCTTCTCCGGGGTGTTACCCCCTCAAAATGGGGTCTAAATCGGCTCAATCCCTTGAATTTCCTATATTTAATAAGGTAGTCGAGCGCAAAGCAACGGTTTTTTCTTAATAGTGAAATGCCAAAATCGGGGGTCTATTTTGAAAAAACGGTATTTTTCTACCCCTCTATTACCCCCCCCGATTACCCCAAATGTGAATATCCACTTTTCCACAAGTGAATATCCACTTTGAATATCCACCTGAATATCCACCCGTCAAAATCGACCATTCGAACACAAAATAGGGGAACCGCAAGGCTCCCCCGGAAAGTAGGCGTTTTAGCGGCTCTCTAAGTCCGTTATAACGCCGCTATTATGTCATTCAATCATCTGCGCCGTCGCAGGCTCCACGAGGGGATGTGAGCAGCGTAGTTTGCTGTATTATCGCACGTTTGGTAACAACAGTGCCGCCACCACTCAATCCGGCGCGGCGCAGATAATCATACCCACAACCCACTTGTTCCGGGGTCAGATGGTGGAAAATGGCGGCAATCGAGCCGAAAGCGAGGGTTTTACGCTTGCCTGTCAAGTGAACGATGATGCATTTGGTCTGTCTCATACTCGTAAATTTTCCGCAAATATACACAAATAACCGCTATTTGCAACCTTTTGAGAAAATTATAATAGGGAACAGGCACAAAAAAATCGGCGCAAAGCCGACTCCCCTACCCTTCCTGCTGACTAAAGCCACAGTGTAAACCATCCGATGCCAATCACGCGCCGGGTGTAGCCCCTGTGTAAACTCGTCGAGCCGAAAATTAAACCGAAATTAAACCAATGTAAACGCTTCGTTTTTTTGACCGCACTCCCCTACCCTCGCCTAACTGCCGCAAACTCAAAGGCTTTCATCAAATCCGACCGACCTCAACATCAAACGCTTCGTTTTGTGCCCCATATGAGGCTTTGCGCTCTTCAACTATCATCGCGGCCTGCGCGATTGGGTCTGCCTGCTTCTTGTCGAAGTTCTGCACGTCAAAGACGGCTACCTGCTCCGTAGGAGTAAAGGCATATTTCTCATAGCCGGGTGTCCAGCGTGCGCCCTCATAGAATGATTTGAGCCACGGACGTATCTTGTCGCCCAACAATCCGACCATCTTGGTAGCATAGTCAGGGAAAGAGGTTGTGCCACGCTCTACAAGGCCCATAGCAAGACGTATGCCTGCCGACTGGATACGCTGACGCTCCTGCGGTGTGAGTTCGCCGGGGTCACGGAATTTGATGTCAGCGTCTCCCTCGTCC